TGCGCCAAGTGTCCACCTCGCTGTTAGGGATTGGTGCTTGACGACCGTGATCCGTTTCGTAGATCATACCGCCATCCTTGGACTTTGGCATGTATCGGTAACGAATGCGATCCACCATGCCACCGCCGACAGTTTTGATCTTGCCCTGTGGGACGTAGTAGATTTCCTTGTGGAAGCCAGCGCCACCAGTGAAGTTGGTGATCGCCCGGTGGTCAAGCATAGGCATACGTACAAGGGTGTACTTGTAGCCATACTGCTTGATTGAAGTCAATCCCAAGTCAATGGTTTTGCCATCTACATTCAACTGCGCCTGAGTCGAAAGCAAGTTGGCCGCAATTGTTGAAGCGTAGTTGTCATGCGCAATGCAGCCTTCTACGCCTTGGTAGATTTGGAACTCAGAAGGAGTCCGAGCAGCAGCGAATGCCCGTGCCAATGTCGCGTAGTATGCAGCGTTGATCGTTGCGCCAGTGGTATTCGTACCGCCACCCTTGATGTAAGCCCGAAGCCCCTTGGTAGTTTGTACGCTGTTTCCATCAGTATCGGTCAGGGTTGGAGAAGCGCTCTTCCAGTTGGAAGCCGACAGTTCGTTGAGCAGCAGTGAATAGCTGATCTCAGCACGGAAGCGCATCAAGGTTTCCATTTCGGTTTTATGGAAATACCCAGCTTCGCCGTTGCCCCAATTGAACTCGACGCGGTTGGCTTTCTCAATGTCGCTGATCTCAAAGTTGTCCTTCCACTTCTGAACCTGGTTGATTTTGGTATTCATCCCCAAGCGCAGGTTTTCACGAGAACCCGATCCTTCACCGTTGGCGTTGCCAGTAATCGCAATCTTCTGAGCGTTCGCAGCAGCTAAGTTTGCCACAGTAGTAGCAGAACCAACAGCTTTTACGGTCAGGTTTACGGTACTGGTGCCAGATTTGGCGGTTACATAGCCCTGGAATCCAGATGCAAAGTGAATCGTATCGCCTTGACGTACCCGCGCAAGCGTTGAGTTGTTGGCGATGTCAAACGAGATTACAGCAGGTGGCCCCGCAGCTACAGTAGTAATTGCCGATGCAATGGTTTCAAACTGCTTGATGTCAATGTTGCTACCAGAACTAAATTCATAGTTCTCAGTGGGGGCTTTGTTCCCTTGCAAATCAAGCATGTCCAAAAAGGAATATTCTTCATTGGTGACGTTGATCACATCCCGATAAATTTCCCGAAAATCAATTGAACCAAGAGAGCTTTGCAGCGTAATCGCTGACACGTACTTCTTGTCTACGGTATTGCCGTTCATTTTTTACTGGTTTTTAAGGGCGCGTTTGATCCCTTCTGCCATAGAAAGGTTTTCAATTGCCGACCCTCCATTTCTTTGAATGTCAACTGGGTTTTGAAGTTTGTCAATCACCGCAGTAGTACCTTTGGTCTTACCGAAGTTGATTAACGTCGCTTCAAAAGCAGTCGGATTTTTAGCATAGGCAGCTACACGCAAGAACTTTGCAATGTCCGCTGACCCATCCGCCATTACAAAAAGCTTCAAAAACTCGTTGGTGTCCTTGGTGTATCCAATAAGTTCAGAAGGGTTCTCCACTCCCACATTTACGTCTTCGTCGCCATATCTCACGGCAATCTTGTTTGACTGTAAAAGTGATTGCGTCGCAGCATGCGCGTCTACATACCCATTGAAAGCCTCCATTTGCTGTCTCAGCTTTTCTGTGGCCTCCTTGGTAGGGCTTTGACGACTGTCTGCGTCGGGAACCAGATATTTTTGTTGCTCGGCCTTCAATTCTTCACGAACCTTATTCATGTCCGTTTCAAACATAAACTTGCCAAGCGCGTTGGATTCATCCGTCAAATCGCCGTACTTTTCCAGCGATTGCTCCACCAGCCCGTCAATGATTGCCTGTGGAGCTTTTGGGTAGGTTTGTTGCACCTTGACCCGTGCCAAATCTTCCAATGCCATTGCGTCGTAATTCATTGACTTGGCATGGATGTATGGCGTAATATCTTCGCCCGTATGGTACTGGTTCACTAGCTTATCCAAAAACGGGTCTTCAAGTAGTTTTGATTTGGCTTGCGCCGCTTCGTAGGCACTCACAAAATCATCGAACCGTTCAAATTTGCCGCCTACTTTTTCTTTAAAAAGAGCGTCGAAATCTGGGGTGACTGGTGCATGTGTTTCAATTACCGTTTCAGTCGTTGCACCCTGATCTTGGCTTTCCGCAACTGGATCAGGCGCAGGGGTATCAACTACCGTGCTTTGCCCCGAATCGGCCACTTCCTCCTGAACTGGTTCCGCAGGCGCATCGCCTGGGCGAATTATCTTGAAATTTTCAAAATTCATTGGTTGTTTGTTTGACTGCAAATTTATACCGCCTCTGCCATTTGCTCCGAATTAGCTGCACCGATTGCCGTTGCTTGCTGTAATACCGTGCTTGCTGTCTTCGCTTCACCTCCGATCTGCGCGGCTCCGATTGTTGCTTCTGCCCTTGCCATTGCCGCTTTCAGCATGTACTCGCCTTTCAATTGCTCTAGCTGCATTTCAAACTGATACTTCATTTGCATGGTCTGCCGTTCCTGGTCTGCCGTTGCTGCTGCGCTCTGCATTTGGACTTGGGCGTTGGCTTCCTGCATTTGAAGTGCCTCTTTTTGCTTCTGTTCTTGCCGCTTGCGGACTTTGTAGGCGATGATCTGCTGGGCAACTTTTAGGTTGGAGGTATTTTGGATGGTGAAAAAATCCTCTAATTCAAGCATTCCCTGCCCAGCCAAAGTTTGCGCCATTGCAAAAGCCTCTGCCCGTTGTTCGTCGGTGGGCTTATTCTCCAACTTGATGCCAAACTCGTAGTTTGAAATGTCCCTGGATAGTTTAAAAAACCGCATGGTATTTTGTCCCAGCGCAGTGGTATATCCTTCGATTGGGTGCCGCTTGACTACCGAACTCATGCGAAGCACAAGCGCACTAGACAGCGACCGCAAAATATGTTCATCGGCCTCAATTACCGGGTAAAGTGCATTGTTCGTCCCTTCATTGGCCATTTGGGCGACTAGACTCAATGTCCGTGGGTCTGGACTTGATCCATCGGTGAACTCGTTCAACCCGAAAATGTCCCGCATCAATTGCAGGTGGTTGAGGATTGTATTGTACCACTGTACTGCTGCATCACCAAGTCCATTGCCCAATTCTTCAATTGGTCGATAGTTTGTTTCCCGACCTTGTGTGTCCGCTTTCCGGTAAATAAGTACCCCTTTTTGGAAAAACAATTCCATGACTTCATGGGGCATTAACTTCTTGCCACCTTGACCGTAGTTGATGTCTTCCAATCCACCTAACTCTATCTGGATACCTTTTGGCCGGGCTTCTGCTATGGCCTGTTGAAGTTTGAGCCAAGCAATTTGGATTTGATCCGCCAGGGGCATTACCTGACCAACCTTGGAGGTGATCCGCATGTTGCGCATGTCTGGCGCATACACATGGAAGCTCATGGTCGTATCATTCAGCGCATCTTTAGCCCGTTTCATGTCGGTGCAAAGCCCATAGTTGAAAATGAACTTACTATCAACGATGTACATTGCTTTGTAGACCACTTTGTAGGACGTGCGCAGGTATTCCTTCGCCTGAGTTGATTTAGAGCCATAGGGAGCGCCAGAGATCACCACATTGCCGTAATTATTCTCCGACCGTTCGTAATAGTCCTCGTTTACGCTGAAAAACTCCAAATCCAGTACTTGAACTTTGAAATTGTCGTAGCCGTACGATAGCCGTGTGTGCTGTGGATAGATGTTCGGGTTCCCGTAACGGCCTTTGCACATGTTGGCAATCTGTTCGTACTCTTCTTCTGTAAATTGCCCCTGAGCAAGTTGCTTGAGATCGGCTATGGTGAGTTCAATGACTTCGCCTAAATATTCAGCATCGGAAAAGTCCCGCTGTTCGCAGTAGCTTGAAATGAAGCCCTGCATCTTGATCCGGCGTATTTTGATGCTGCCGTTGCTATCCACGTATTCCTTGACCCCGCCAATGCCATAGGTAAGAATGTCTTCTTTGCAAAGCTTGCGTGTATGCCAGTAGTTGTTGTGGTTGAAGATCACATCTAGTGCTTGCTCAATTTCAATGGTAGCCTGATGTTGGTATGTCCAATTTTGTTGGAGTTCCAATTCTTCCAAGTCCTCCGGTTCTCCCGGCTTCATTTTGGCCGCTGGGGTGTACTCCGAAAAGCCTGGAACAATCTTTTCAAGCTCTTGCCGGATTTTGATTTTTGCTTGGAGGTCTTTGAAGTAGTCGGAAAGTTCTCTTTGGGCTAGTGGATCGATGGCAGTTGCAACAATGTTGTACCCTGCTTTATTGAGTCTGGATGTGGCCTGGGTGAGCAGTTTCGGGATGATTGGTAGCACTGTAAAGTCAAGACTGTTCCAAGACTCCCCGGCCTCATTGACCCCCATTACTGGCTTGTACTGATCTATTGATTGTCTCCCTTGCGCGTAGTCGTCCAATAATCGGTAGTCTTCCCGCCTTGTGGCTAGGTTCTTCCAGTTACTCCAAGCCGCTTGTGCGAATTGCAGACACCACTCCTTATTCTTCTTCTTCGGATCAATCGTATGGCTAGGAAAAATCGTGGTCATTCGCTTTTAGTTTCGTGCATTGTTGCAAAACTATGGTAAAGCGATGAATAGGGTTCGAGTGGGTGTAGCGATTGTGTAAAATGAAAAAGCCAGTGGTTTTACGCACTGGCTCAAATAAAAAATCAATGAAAGAAATATCTAAACGTCGTTGAGACGGGCAAATTCTCCGTAATGTTCTAAAGCGGCGGCATTATAGGCTTTGGCTGCTTCGGATTTGTCAACATACGTCCCAAGATGAATTTTTTTACCTCTGATACGTATTTGCCCGTTCCATTTACCTGCTTTCGTATGCCAAACAACTCCTTTGTATCCAGAGGTGTTATTTTTGCCCGTGGCTGAATTGCCTTGGTTTTGAGAAGCAGTGCATAATCTCAGATTTTCCTTCCTATTGTCCAGCTTATCGCCAAATTTATGGTCAACTTGCATGTTGTCGGGTGCATTTATCACAACGCGATGCATGAGCAATCTTTTGTATTTTTTCTTTTCACCTCTACGCCATGATCCTATTTGAATAGTTTTCGCAGCGTATCCTTTTGAGGTGCAATACCACTTCCCCATTGCCATCAAACTATCGTAATCAGCATCGTCTACCAAAGCTACTTTACCTTGCGTCAAAGGAATTTCTTTCATTTGTTCATTTTTTTATTACCACAAATATAATAAAAACAAACTACTTAACGAGAAAATATTTTGTGCTTTTTGAATAGCGTGGACATATCATTTAATCCAGTTGAAACAGCTTTTAGTTTGATCCGATTGCTTCCAACTAAGCACCAACCTGCCGCCATTGACCTATCATACTTTCTTGTATTCTCAATCTCAAATTCCATCAAATCATCAAGGAGTAAGGCGAAGTTTATCTTGTCCACATGATCCTCAATATACTGCTCCATGTATTCTGCCAATGCCTGTTTGGTTTGTGGGCTTGATGGGATGCCAGGAGAAAGCGCCCCAGGGAGCCAGAGTAGAAACTTACTCAACTTATTTTGGTCAAACCAATGCCGGATGCTTTGCTTGTTGTTTTCAAAAAATACTGATGCTCCAAAATACCAAGCGACCATCAACACATCTTCGTAAAATTCAGATGGTTTTTCGCGCCGGGTGCAGTACTCCACCAAGAAACTCGACTCTAATTCTGGCCGATCTGGATCAAATTTGCAAAGGAGGTAAAAAGCCGCATTGGATTTTTGCTGTTGATCGCTTACCTCTGAGGAATGGTGCGACACTGGATCACATCCTAATGTGTATTTATGCTGGTTCCTTGGCACGTAATTGCCACCGACTAACTCAACTTGGTTTGCTTTTTCTGGTTCGAGTAACCCGCCTTTCTTTATCTTAAATAACCCATTTGGATTTGGCACCCAAATGACCTCTCCGAATTGTTTCCCATCCTTCCATGCAAAATTCCCAATCTCATAGAGTAGTTCTTTGGGAGCGAAGTTGAGGAAATCCAAGCGCTCCGCAATTTTGGTACTATTGAACAAGCACACCCGCTCTGCTGTACGAAACGCCTCTTTATAAGTCAATGGCTCTTTGCGGACAAGGCTATTTAGTTCTACCCTATCATGCTTAATCGCGTCGCGTCGCGCTAGAATTATCTCCCTGTTGCTGTCGGCATCACAAAAGCCAAATTTATCCCTGTTCATTAATTCATCCGCAGGGACAAATAATCTGTAAAGGCCAGTTATGGTTTGATTCGTTTTGGGGTCTTTATGGTTTTGATTGGAAGTTTCCCAAAATGTGATATAGTCTCGAATTTGGCCTTTGATCTCTTCGCATGTTGAGGTATACATCATTAGCCCCAATGGATTTCCATTAAAGTCAGTGCAGCAAAATTTGTTGACCCGATGCCGCTCAAGGATGTCCACCCCCTCTGACTTATACACTTCGTCACCGATATACCGATTCATTTTAGTACCATCTAATGCGACTTCTTTTGAGTTGGCGTAAAAAATTAAAGAGCTTAATTGATCGTCGTAATCAATCTCCTTTGCATTGCGCGATCTATCAGAAGTAAGCTCAAACGCCAATTGTTTCTTTGGAGTAGTTCCGGCTGATGTATCATAAACTGGCTTGAAAAATGGCGGCAATCTTTTAAACGCATTGATGATGCTGGCCAGATACACTACATTTTTAGCATCCTCATGGGTTTTCGACTGAATGCCGCCGTTTTTGTTGGGTAAAGACGAAACATATTCAAGCATCGCACATGCTACCTTGGCCGTCTTGCCTGCCCTACGCTTAACCAAATAGATGAATCCAAAGCAATTGGGGTCTTGTGCGCAATAGTCGTAAAAATACCACCATTTCCTATCTGAGTTCCAGTAAATTGGATAGCCGTCACCCTCAGCCCCGATGTAGTAGTAATTTAGGTAGTAGTAATGCCCCCCAGTGATGTAGGTAGGAATTTGATCATTGACGAACCAAAACCCATTCAACCGCCGATCCCATTCCTGCTTCCTGAACTCTTCTAGCTCCGCATCGACAAAACTAGGGTCAACCCTTCTCTTTTCTTCTTCGTCCCTTGTGCGCTGCTTGAAATTCTTTGGAAACTTCACCCTTTCCCAAAACTGCTCATTCGCCTTATCCGATCTGGAATAAACTGGCCTGCTCTCCCACTCTCCGGTAATCACATTGAAAACAGTCCCAACAGGCGGAATATTCATCTCCAAATCGCCCACAATCTCAACGGTTCCATTCGGGTGCTTCCTGTACATCAATTCCGGTATTTGATCGTCCGCGCTATTCCCTCAACTTTGGTGATCTGTACCGCCGTGGGTAGTGCTGCTTCCAGTATTTCGTCACCGCCTGACAGTTCTTTGTACAGTCGTTGGATAGATACCCTGTGCGCGTCCATCGCCTCAGACAGTTTTTGCTGCTTGAGCAGTGCGTCCAATTCGTCTTTGTCGTTCACATCTTCTTTCATTGGACGAATCAAACGTTCGACCTTTGTAAAGAAAAGCTGCTCCTGTACGACAATCGACGTGAACAGTGTATTGTTCTGCTCCCTCAGCAATCCGACCACTGCGACGCTGTACGGGTCTTCCAGTTCAAACAAACTGCGCAGTATCTTTTCGTCTTTGGTGAAATCGAATCCGGCTTGAATTGCTACCGCCCGTTTGCGCTGCGGTACATCGCGGATAGTTTGGAATGGAGAATTTGAGTCATACATGTACACTAGATACCGGATGATTCGTTCCCGATTACGTCCGACTATGAACTCAAGCCCGTAACAATTATCCAGTCGCTTGATTGAATCAATGTCGTCTACGCCATGTATGCGGAAATTCATTTTTTTGAAATCTGCTTCATCGAACATGAAGCAAAGGTAGGGCGAATTGTGTGAAATTGATTTAATCTATGTACTAATCACAAAACGCACAAAACACTATCAAAATCAACTGCCCAAACCTTCTTCCCTTTGTACGCCATCGACTTATCAACCATCTTCGGATCGAACAAAATCACATCATCTAGATTCAATCCCAAATCCTCCTGCCCTTTCAGTCGGTTTCCAATTGCAATAACTTCGCCGCGATCCTGGTGGGTGCCTACCACTGTTTCGTATTCCATGAATTTTTCCACAATGTCAATTGGTCGAACCAGAACAAGCCCGTCAGCCGCATACAGAACCCCGTCGCGCTCATAAAACCAAATGTCGTCAAACGGTATCCAATGGTCATTGGACTCAAACATCCAGTGTTCGCGTAGGTCAGCCTGATACATGAACCAAACCCGATCACCTTTTTGCAGGAATTTCGAGAAGTCCGAAAACTTGTACATAACCCGCTGATCCTTTTTGTTCAGGTAGAACCGCTTGGCTCCGGCGTGGTTTAGGATAAATTCCTCGCTGACTACCATGCCACTGATTGAAGCGGACTGTTCGGGCTTGTATTCGAGTTCTGGGTTTAAAATCAATCCTGATTCGGTTTCGATCATAAACTCTTGGAGGGAGACGATTACTTTGTTGACGGGTATCATGTTGGTTGTTTTGCCACGAAAATACAAAATCACAACCAGTACACCAAATCCGACCCATTCAAACAATCTGGCATATTTTTACACCACAATCAAACAAAATGCGCCAAACGGTTTACTTCTTACTGCTTGTACTGGGTTTGTCCTGCTCTTCCGACATGATCGGTGAGTTTGATCTGGGCAAAAAGTACACCGTCCGGGAAGGCAGGCACGATTTTACCCCTTCACCCCTACCCCTGCCTCAAAAAGCAAAATCGGTTTCAGGTTCAGCGGTTCTACATGCGTCCTGCTGGTACAACAACCTGGATGTAGACAATGCCGACTGGAACAAACTATGTGGGTTCTACCATTACGGCGACATCATCAAGAACAAGAACGCTTTTATCCTGGCATGGCGACCAGATATAAAAATCCGCGATCTTTTTGAACTGGTGATGTATGAAAACATTGACGGGCGCAATGTCCCGAAAGAATCCGCAGTGTATAAAATCAAGGCGGGCGAACGGTTCACGTTTGATTTCGTGCTTGCTGGCGGCAAATACAGCCTATACATCAACGGCGTACTGATTGGAACTCAGGCGAGTGATAATCAGTATCGAACCGTTGGAAAGATTTCGGCTTGGTTTGGCGGAAACAGAACAGCTCCACATACCATGTGGTTATACCTTATTTTTTAATCAATGTCCCCCAAGACAATGAAACATACAATGAGCAAATTATTCTCAACTATGGAAGCCCTGTTAGGAGGGGCTATTGGAATGGTACTTTCCTTCGTGGCTCCCATCGCGCCATTTTTCTGGCTGGCAATCGGGCTAGTTATTGCAGACACGATAACGGGTATTCTAGCGGCTCGACGGCGCGGTGAGAAGATAAACAGCCGTGGTTTTAGTCGGGTGCTATCGAAAATTGTAGTCTATATGGTAAGCATTATTGCCTGCTATGGAGTCGAAACGGTGCTAAAAATCCCTGGGCATGTTACCTATGTCGCGGTCGGTGCTATTGCTGCAACCGAGGTAATGAGCATCTTGGAGAACCAGCGTAAAGTCACCGGAACCAATATTGCGGCGGTTTTGAAAGGACTATTGCCAGGAAAGAAAAAAGATAGCGAAGAGGAATAACCTGCTCGAAGATTGTGTAATTTGATTACTTTGTTAGTATGGTACGCCCGGTTGCGAAAGTGGCTGGGCTTTTTTGTTTTAGATGGACTGGACGAGATAGAAAAAAACCCGGTGCTCGGATGTTCGGCACCGGGTTCAATGACCTTTGCTAACTCCAATTATTTAGTGATTGTCCTCACTATCCCATTTCTGAAATACGGAAGCAAATCTTCTAAATCAGATTCTTCGTACTGGAAACTCCATTTGTCTCCGAATGCCCCACAGACAAACTCCCTTGCCGCATCATAGTCCACTGTCACAACTTCCAAAATGCTGTCTTTGTCCCAAGTCTTCCCGCCAACTGAGTGACAGTGTGATTGCCCGCAGGTAAAGTAAAATTTCTTCATTGATCTACCCATCGTCTTTTTATTTTGGCTCAAGATCAAACTATTCGCGCATTCTAACAATACCTAAAAGTGGGTATTTTTGGACTGATCCGAATGCGTGACTTGGATTTGGAAATAGGTTGAGATATATTTGTGCATTACTTTAAAATCAGTTGGACTTTACTGTAATCAAGTAAAAAGCAACTAAAAATCCAATAAAATGCAAACAGAAACCTACAACACAATTATCGAAAAAAGCAAAGATAAGATTCGTAAAGATTCATCCTTCGTGCGTCGCAATTATGTGGTGCTTTGGGTAGCTTGGATAATCTATATTTTTGCTACACTTGCTAGTACTGTTTCTATTTTCACTCACATCAATATCCGAGCGGGTGAAACCTTTCTTCCTGGTATTGCCATAGTTATAGCTGGGCTTGGAACTGTTCTTGTGATCAGCTTTCAATTTATGCTCAAATTCTTTGTCGATGACTGGCAAGCACGTGCCCACATTCGCGGGGGCAGTGAGGGGGCAATGATGGCATTGAAGGGGGTGATGGGCATCATTGGTATTGTTGCGGGCGTAATGCTGTCTTTGGGCGGTGCTGATAAAGCAGTAGACGTAGTGCGAAAAAAAAGCACTATTGAAAATGTAGACCTTGTTTCGGTTGATAGTATTTCAAACTACTACGATCAACGCCGGGCTGAATACCAACGCGCCCAAAGTGCCTACCTTAACACAAAATGGAAAGGCAACATTACTGCACCAGCTTTGAAGCAATCGTCCAAAATCAATGATATTCTTTCAGGGATAGAACAAGATCGGGCGGAGGCTATTGCAGCAGCGGAGGCTAAAAATAAAACAGCCTTGGATGAATATCTAGCCGAAACCAAAATCAATCAAGCGGGTGCCCGCGGCTTTATGGGTTTTGCTGAATTTGCAATAGTGCTTTGTA